ATTTAACACCGTATTTTGTTTATATTAAAATATTAAACTGGATGAATAGTAAATTAAAAACAATTTTAGATACAGATACAGATACAGATACATATACAGATACAGATACAGATACAGATACAGATACAGATATAGAATTAGAAGCAGAATTAGAAACAGAAACGGAATTAGATACAGAAACGGAATTAGATACAGATACAGATACAGAAACGGAATTAGAAGCAGAATTAGAAACAGAAACGGAATTAGATACAGATACAGAAACGGAATTAGAAACAGAATTAGAAACAGAATTAGAAGCAGAATTAGAATTAGAAGCAGAATTAGAAACAGAATTAGAAGCAGAATTAGAATTAGAAACAGAATTAGAATTAGAAGCATAAATTAAATAATATTTTACAAAATTAATTATTTAAATTATTAAAAAAAAAAATTTTTATTAGATTTTCTTTGTATATTTGCAAAATTTTTTACATTTCCATTATTACTGCTACCTTGATTATTTAATAAATTAGAAAATATTTCTATTGTTTTAATTATTGTATCAGTGCATACTTTAGATTGTTCTTGATCAGATTGTGTTGGTTCTTGTTCAGATTGTGTTGATTCTTGATCAGAATATACAGGTTCTATTGTTTTTTGTTTTATTTTTTTAACATTAAAAAATTTTTTTATTATTGATATTATTTTATTAATTAATTCAAATAAAAAATCACTATACTTAGATATATTTGTAAAATTATTAAATAAATCAACATTTATAAAGTTAATTAAAAATAATATAATAATAATATACACTATAATTTTACCAATATGCCATACAACATTCCATATTTTAGATAAAAACATAAATAATAATATAATAATAATCAATTTAGTTTTATTAATAGCATTTTCAATAATATTAAAAAATGGCTGATCATATTCTAAATCTTCAAATAAAAATTTAAAATTTTTAGTATGTATGTTTTCTTCTATATTATCTTTAAATTCCATTATTTAATATGATAAAAAATATTTATCTAATAGTTATTATATAATGAATTATCAACAGAAATATTTAAAATATAAATCAAAATATCTTAAACTAAAATCTCAAAAAAAACAAATATTTAAAAATCTATCTGGTGGGTCTAACTTAAATACTTTATACTTATTTAAAGCAGAATGGTGTGGTCATTGTAAGAATTTTAAAAATACATGGAATGAATTAAAAAATACACTTGGTAATGAAATTAATTTAGTAGCATATGATGCTGACAAAGATGCTGAAACAATAAAAAATTATAATATTGACGGATATCCAACATTAATTTTAAAATCAAATAATAAAGCTATTGAATATGTAGGTTCTAGAGATTTAGATAGTATTAAAAATTTTATTAATGAATATACTAAAACTAAAAACTAACAATTACCAAAACATTCTAAATAATTGGTAGGACTTTCACTTTGTAAATTATTTATAATTGTTACATTAATTATTTTATTATTTTTTTTTGGTTTTTTTTTAATATTAACAATATCAAAACTAACAATATTAGATTTATGTTTATCTTTATGTTTATTATCATAGTCAACAATATATGTTATTTTGTCTTTATTCATATTTGTTTGATTATGGTTAATATTATTAGATGATTCTTTTTGTTCTAATATATTTTCAACAATATTATTAGATGATTCTTGTGATAATAAATCTATATTATTAATACAATTAATTAATTTATGTAAAGTATCCATTTTATTTTCTGATTTTTTATAAATATTTTTAAGATTATCAATATTATTATTTCCTAATTTAGATAAATTATTTAAATGAAAAGAAATTTCTTTAACTTCTTTTTTTTTAATATTTTCACATTCTTTTAATAATTTTCTTTTACTTTTGAGATTCCATTTTTTTTTAGATTTATTAAAAGGATTTAATTCTGTATTAATTGATAAATGAATTAAATTTTTAATATTATTATCTGTACATAAATGATTAATAACATTTTTATCTACTGATGAATAATATTTATCAATATTATCAGTATCATTATTTATAATGTCCATTTAATTTTATAAAGAATTTTTTTTTTATAATTAAACTAATATAAATTATCTAATAATACCCAAATCTTTTAGTCCATCAAGTATATTATTATATTTTTCTTTATTTTGATTAATATTTTTAGAATGCTCATTTTTTGTGTCATTTGATCCTTTTTTTAATTCCTCATATGTTTGAATATAATTAGTTCTATTTGTAGTATTAGTATTTGTAGTATTAGTAGTTTCTATTATATTTAAATTATTATTAATTACTTTTGTTTTAATAGGTTTAAAATGTTTATCTTGAGCAATACGTTCTGATTCTTTATCCATAATTAATTTTTTAATATCATGCACCGAATATGAACAATCTTTATTTAATATTAAATCGTTATTTGATTGTATTTGAGATGGAATAATACCAGTTATAGGATTATATATAGATTTTGTTAAATTAAATTTGGTATTTATACGTTCAGTTTCTTTTCCTTTTAATTTATTTTCAACATCTGGATTAAATTTGTCTCTTTTAATTTTAACAAAAATATTATTTTCCATTATATATATTTAATTATAAAGATTAAAGTTTTAAATATATATAATAATAAAAATGGATTTATATGAAATATTAGAAATTAAACCAAATGCATCTGAAATTGAAATTAAAAAAACATATTTAAGATTAGTAAAACAATATCATCCAGATAGAAATAAATCACCAAATGCGGTTGAACATTTTCATAAAATTCAATCTGCATATGAAATATTAATAAATCCAACAACAAGACAAGAATATCAAAAAATGAATTCAATAGCAAAATTTAGTTTTGTTGAAATATTAGAAAAAATAATAAAAGAAAATATAAATATAGATGAATTAAAAAAATTTGGAATTAATATAGAAAAGACAGATTTTGATTATATACAAAAAAATTTTGAAAATTTCATTCGTGCATTAAATGTTGGTGAATTGCTATCATTTTTTACAAAAGGAATTGTTCCAAAAAAAGATATTAAAATAGGTTTAAATTGTTCAGAATCAGATGTTGAAATTTATGAAGAAAATTGTGCAGAGTATTATTATCACTTACCTATTTATTATCAAAAAATAAATAAACTTGATATTAAAATTGATTTAACTATCAAAATTGGAGATATTGCTAATAATAATAAAAGAAAAATTAAAATTAAAAGAAATTTAGAAGATGAAACAATTATATCTACATTTTTAATAAATTTATCAAAACCCTATATTATATTTATAGGAGCTGGTGATATGGATAATGGCGATTATGGAAATTTAATAGTAAAATTAAATTTACCAAATAATTTGTTATGGGATGAAAATATTATTTTAATTGAACAATCAATGACATTATATGAACTAATATATGGTATTGATATTAAATTAGATATAGGTGAAAATAAAAATATAGATATTCAAAATTGGGTTCCTAGCCGTGATGGGTATTTAATTGATATATCTAATAATAATATAATTACACAATTTAGATCTGAAAACACAAATCCTTTATCATTAGGTATTAAATTATTTTTAGATTATGATAACACTGATGAAAAAGAACAATTATTAAAACAATATTTTTCATAAATTTATACTATCAAACAAAGTTTTACTTTCCATGTACTTAATATACTTAATATACTTAATATACTTATTGTATAATATCAAAACCACCCATATATCCAGCAAATTCTTTATTAGATCTTAAAAATAAAAACCATAAAGTCGTCAAAATTGCAATTACAAATAATACCCCTGCAGATATTACTGATACAGTTGTAGGATTATAATTTAGACTATATTCACTTGGTTTTGATTTAGAATAGTATAAAGTACAATTACCTTCAGGATGAGCATATTTTGTTGTAGTTATATTTTTATTTGTAGTTGTCACGCCATAAATAGTATACTCATAATTTTGGCCATTAACTGAATATGTTAGTTTTTGTTCATAATTAGAATCTGGTATTGATTTAATATTACAGACTGTTGTAGATAAATAATTTTTATTAATATTATAAAATATGAAATATATTGCAATACATAAAAGGAAAACTATTAAACCTAATCCAAATCCAGTTTTAATAATTTTATATGTAGCTAAACCACTCATTATACTCATTATATAGAGTTATATATTAATTTATATATTAATATATAAAATCTGTTAAATATTAAATTAGATAAAATCTGTTATATATTAAATTAGATAAAATCTGTTATATTATAATGTCGTGGCATGAATTTACTTTAAATAATATTAATCTGTTTAAAGAAGATAAAATAAATATTGATAATAATAATGTATTATTACGTTCCTTAAAAATGGAACGTAGTATAATTAACAGTTTTATTGAAAAAAATAAAAATATGTATATTGAATTGAAACTTTTTAAAAATAATAATAATATATATAATAAAATAAAATTATATACAGATGTTTTTTGGGTTGATAATAAAAGTGTATTAGATGACTTAATTAATTTACCTAATATATATGAATTTACATGGAAAACACCACATAATAATACTGATAATAAAATGTATATACAAACAACAGAAGAACAAATTATAAAAATTGTTAAAAGAATAAAAATTTTAATTTTAATTAATGAATATATAAAATATAAAACAAAAAATACAAATAAGATATTAACAATATTTTTAGTATTAACAAATTTAAAGAGATTTTATCCAGATGATAATGAATTAATTAATGTTAAACATGTTAATGGAGGATATACAAATAGTAAAAAAAATATAATATTTGTATGGAGATATGAAGAATTTGAGAAAGTACTATTACATGAAATAATCCATTATTTTAATATGGATAATAGGGATATAAAAGTTAATACAAAAATAAAAATTGATGGCCCACATTGTTATTACGAGGCAATTACTGATTTTTGGGCTATTTTTTATCACTTGATATATTTATCATTAATTAAAAAAGTTTCAATTAAAAATTTACTAGAATTTGAATTAACTTTTATAAAAAATCAAGCAATGATATTAAATGATCATTTTAAAATAGGCAATTGGGATAATATACATAATATAACTATAGAACAATATACCCCAGCATTATCTTATTATATTTTAAAGTATTTATTATTTGAATATTTTTTAATTAATGATTTAAATGAGTTTATTGATGATTTAAATAAAATTAAAAATTACGATAAATTAATTATTGAAATTATAAAAATAGGATTTATAAAACAACCGTATATAAATATTAAATCATCTAGAATGTCATTATTACAATTAAATTAAATTACTACATCAGATTCATTTTTTGGTTCTTTTTTTGGTGGATAGAATTTAGAAAGAAATGATTGAAACTCTGTAAATTTAATTACTTTTTCATCACTATTTTGTAATCCTAATGCTGTAGCAGTTTCTTTATCAATATTAATATTCTGACCAGTTCTAAGTCCGAGTTCAGTAAATTTATTATGTAATGCACTCATAACTTTTGGACGAGGCAATGCAGCATTTTCTGGTAATTCAAGAAAAATCCTTAAAATTTCAGGAACTGGTTGCTCTTTATTAAAACCACCATTAATATTTCCTTTTCGTTTTGGTCTTTCTTTTCGTGCTTTTGTAATTTCGTCTAAATGAGTTTTTGCTATTAGTTTTAGAGTATTATTAAGATTACGTTCATGTTCATTGCGTTCTTTTTCTTTTACTTTAAGAGTCTTTTCAAGATCATTAATTTCTTTATTAATTGATTTAATAATAATTCTTGAACTATCAATTCGTTTAGATAAACTTTCAAAAGATTCTTTATGTTTCTTGTCTTTTTTCTTATTATTTGTTTCAATATCTACATGATCTTTAGAATCTGATTCTGCATCTGACTCTGCATCTGCTTCTGCATCTGCTTCTGCATCTGACTCTGCATCTGACTCTGCTTCTGCATCTGCATCTGACTCTGATTCTGCATCAGACTCTGCTTCTGACTCTGCTTCTGAATCTGCATCTGACTCTGCATCTGCATCTGATTCTATAGCAATATCTACAATAACATTTGATGTTTCTGCAACATAAAATGGTTCATCTGAAACATAAAATGGTTCATCTGAAACATAAAATTGTGTATCTATATTATTAATTTTATCTACTTGAGAAACTTTTTTTTGAGAAACTTTTTTAGATTTAGTATTTCTTGGCATTAATATAATGAAATTATTCAATAATATATATAATTATCAATTTTTACAAAACTTTTAAATTAAAATAATTTATTTTAATTTAAAATAGGATAGGATATTAGAATTAGCTAGCCATGATTTGCATCCCTAATTAAAAGAAAATGAAACTATAATTTTGTCTATTTTTGGTTCTGATAATGTATTTATATCATATGTATTAGACGTATGATATATTCGTGATGTATAAGATACATTTGTTGTATTTGGTTTATAATTATTACAACATATTTTTGATTTATTTTTATATTTTTTTGTCATTTTTGTATTTTTTTTTATTTTTTTATCTAATTTATTTTTATTATTCATATCATTTTCAATTAAATCATGATTAGCCAACATATAATTATATATTTTTTTAGAAATAAACCATCTAAAAAAATTTAACTGACCTATTGTTGTAATAATACATGAATTATCCATAAAATAGGGTATTCTATCACCTCTACTAAAAGGATCAAAATGTCTTTTTTGATATGCTTTCAATTGTTGTTTATATGATAAATGTATATTAAATATTTGTTCAATATCATTTTCTTTTAATTTATATGATATTTTATTTACTTTAGAATATTTAGTAATAAAATGATCAATTAATCTAATTGAAATTATTGATTCTGAATTTACTATAGGAATAAATAATGATATATTTTCAATATCTTCATAAAATTTTTCATAAGATTTCATTATCATATTTTCATGAGATGTTATTTGTATATTTTTTAAAACGTCTTGATTTAATTTTATAGATTCCAAATTTGTCATCTTAAATTACAAATATATATATTATAA